GACGGCAATGTTCGAATTGGAAATGTATCTTACGATGGAAGTAGCTTTTTAACTGTAGCAAATTCTGCAAATATTGGCTCACTACGAATTCAAACTTATGGTGAAGTAATTGCAGCAAACGGTATGTGGACGGGTCCAAATACGGGGTTGATTGGACCTCAAGGCGCTCAGGGATCTACTGGTGCTCAAGGCTCGACGGGTGCTCAAGGCTCGACGGGTGCTCAAGGCTCGACGGGTGCTCAAGGCTCGACGGGCGCTCAGGGATCTACTGGCGCTCAAGGCTCGACGGGCGCTCAGGGATCTACTGGCGCTCAAGGCGCAACGGGCGCTCAAGGCGCAACGGGGCCTTCAACTGCAATAAATGCTACAAATGATACATCATCCACACTGCTTTATCCTGTAATGGTTGGCGCCGCAGGATCGGATCAAACTCCAAAAGTAAGAACAACTGCAACAGATTTTGATTTTAATGCCGCAACGGGAACACTATCCGCAAATAATTATACGGCAGCTATTGCAATAAATGCAAATACTTACAGTGCAAAACAATCAAGTCCTACTATTTCTGCAAATACACTTACACTTGATTTAAACTCGTCTACACTTTTTGAAGTTTCTTTAAACTCAAATATTACTACATTAACAATTGATAATGTAAGAAACTCAGGAAATAGTTCATCTTTTGTTCTTGTACTGATTGCAGATGGCACTGCTCGAACTGTTACCTGGCCGGCTTCGTTTCGTTGGCCTAGCAATACTGCTCCGTCACTTACTTCCACAGATACAAAACGAGATGTAATTGTTTCGTTTACTCATGATGGTGGAACTAACTGGCATGCATTCGTTTCAGGACAAAATCTATAATGGCAAACTATGCATATGTAGAAAATGAACAAATTGTGGGTGTTTATGATCAATATCCACAAAATTGGAAAAATATAAGCAATTTTCCAGTATTTGCTGAAAATTATCCTGAACAGTTAGAAAGTTTAGGTTGGTATACTCTTATTCATATTATTCCTCAATTCGATTCAAATACACAAAAAATTGAGTTTGACAGCCATTATTTTGAAAATGGAAATGCTTATGAAAAATATATTGTAGTTGATATACCACTTCCGCCCCCGCCTGAGCCTGGACCAGATCCCTATGAGCTGCAGTGGAATAATGTTAGAAGTGCTCGAGACCATTTAATGAGTGATTTTGAGTGGAGATATGAAAGATATGATCGTCAAACTAGATTAAATCTTCCACTTAGCGATAATTTGCAGAATATGGATTTATATATGCAAGCATTGGCTGATATTACACTTCAGCCAGACCCTTTTAACATTACGTGGCCGATTTATAGTTCATCATGATACTTGAACAGTGGTTACTTACAGTATCTCAATCTTCTCAACCTTCACAGGTTGGAAATCTGTACACAGTTGGTCTAAATAATGTAGGGCAGCTCGGAAACGATAGCGTTACTTTTAGTAATAGTTTTGCTCAAATTGGAACTCTTTCTTGGAGTTCAATTTCTACAGGAATTTCTCATACTGTTGCAATTCGAAGTGACGGACTTCTTTACACTTGGGGAGCAAATTTATACGGTGCTCTTGGATTAAACGATTCTTTACGCGATAATAATAGATCTTCTCCCGTACAAATTGGCTCTTCGAGTTGGTCTCAAGTTAGTGCTACAGGATTTCACACGGTTGCTCTTACAGCAGATAACAAACTTTTTGCGTGGGGATTAAACAGTTCTGGACAGTTGGGGGATGACACTGTAAATAACACAGATAGAGTACTTTCTTATTCCGTTCTTCACTCGTCGCCTAATAAAATATTTCAGATAGACTACGATGGACGATTGTGGGCCTGGAAATATAATTATTTTGGCTCTCTGGGTTTAGACCTACCCGGCAACGTCACGCTTCTTAGCCCAACTCAAGTTCCTGGATCGTGGACAAATGTTCGCGGTACTTATTATACTACATTTTTTACGGATGCTAACAATTCTTTGTGGGCTACAGGAAGCAATGGTGGAAGATTTGGAGATAATACAACAATAAATCGTTCCAGTCCTGTAATGGTCAATGTAACTGATGAATGGAACGAAATAGAAGGTGGCTGGACTGGATCTATTCTTGCTCGTAAATCAGATGGAACTATTTGGTCTTGGGGTGCAGTCACAAATATTTTAGGTGTAAGCCCTGCTCCCGCAGGACCACGCTCAAGTCCTGTTCAAATAGGAACAGATTCTTGGGTTATAGTTTCAGCCTCTGTAAACCATGCAGCAGCAGTTCGATCTGATGGTGCATTGTTTACGTGGGGTACAAATGATTACGGTCAACTTGGTAATGATAGTATTACTACTGTTTTAACTCCTACTCAAGTCGGTACTTCTTCTTGGAATTTTGTTTTTGCAGGAGCACGTGTTACATATGCTATACGATCTGATGGAAAATTATTTGCTTGGGGAAGAAATGATTCTACAGTATATGGAGTTGGCGATGGGACAATAATACATAGGTCAAGTCCAGTAGTAGTTGGTGGAGCTGCAGCAAATACTTCTTTTACTTTTGTGCGTGGAATTACAAATGACACGAGTCTATTAAACTCAGCAGCTATTGATATCGATGGACAATTATGGAGATGGGGAAATAGAAATAGTGCTCAAAATATTAGTTTTGGCGGAGATTTTTCGATTCCAACTTTAGCTACAACTTGGAATGGTTATCCTTCTGGAGCAGGCATAACAGTTACATTTCCTGAAGGCGGTTATAACATTTTTCGAACAAATACTGGACTCATTTACTCTGGAGGCACTGCTGGAATATATAATACTGATGATCTAGCCTCTAGTCGATGGGATATTCATCTATTGGGTAATTCTTCCTACAGAATGTCTCCTGTTCAAATTGGCATTTCTTCCTGGGCTCAAATCTCCGCGGGGTCTGCGCACACTCTTGCAATTCGAAGCGATAGTACTCTTTGGGCTTGGGGCACGGCAAGTTCTGGAGTGCTTGGAGTAGAGGGAAATGTATATGCGACTTTCACTCATAGAAGCAGCCCTGTTCAAGTGGGGTCAGATACTTGGAAAAGTATATCCGCAGGATTAACGCATTCTGTAGGAATAACTGCAAATAATGAACTATATGCTTGGGGAAATAATACAAATTATGCAGTTGGAACGCCTTACTCTTATGCTATGGTTGGTGATGCTTTTACTTATTTGAGATCAGATGGCGTAATTGAAAGCACTTATTATAATGATACTGGACAATTTGGAAATAGCACAGTTGGGGGTTATCAATTTATACATACACCTTTAAATAGCTCAAAAAGTTGGAGATTTGTACAAGCAAGTGGGAGACAAAAATTTGCAATTGATGAAAATTATAAATTATTTACCTGGGGGTGGAATGCATGGGGGCAACTTGGGCTCGGAAACACCACCAGTAGATCGAGTCCGGTTCAAATTGGAAACGATTCTTGGACAACTCTTTCCGCAGGACAAGATCATTTTGCGGCTATTCGGTCAGATGGAGGGCTGTTTACTTGGGGGCTCCATTCTTTAAATGCAAATGGAGCGCTAGGTAATAATAATAGTTCAGGAGTCTATAGCCCTGTAAAAATTGGTTCTAATTCTTGGAGCGTAGTTTCTGCAGCAGGGCTTGCTGTTATGGCTATTCGATCGGACGGAATGTTATTCGGATGGGGCAGTAATGGTGTGGGCAAACTTGGAAACAGTTCAAATACAAACGTTTCTAGTCCTGTACAAATTGGAAGCGATTCTTGGACTTCTGTAGCTACTGGGAACGACCATACTATTGCTATAAAATCAGATGGTACTTTATGGACTTGGGGAGGTAATGCATATGGTCAGTTAGGTGATAATACCACTATACCTAGATCAAGCCCTGTTCAGTTAAGCAGTGCTTCTTGGAAGCATGTATTTGCAGGATCTTATTATGGTTATCAAGGTAGTTTTGCTATAAGAGATAATGGCTCTCTTTTCGGGTGGGGACGAAATGATGCAATGCGGGTTGGCGACGGCACTTTAATACATAGATCAAGTCCTGTTCAACTAAATTCTTTATCTTCTTTCACCATGGTGGGGGGAGATTCTGCAAGAGCAGTAGGATTAACCGTAGATGGAGAGTTAATTTTATGGGGTGATAACGCAAGTGGACAACTATTGAATGGATTTACCGGTGGATCGGGTGCTGGAGTCACAAGACCTATTGCCGCATACCCAGTTAAAATTGCAAACGGAACTTGGAGTCAAGTTTCCGCAGGAAGTGCTCATAGCGTAGCAATAAATTCCGATAATTATTTATATGGTTGGGGTCATCCTGCAGTTGCAAATCCTGTTGGATTTGCTTCTTGGACAATGGTAACCGATGCGGGGTCTTTTAACACCTATTCCATTCGCAGCGATGGATTATTATTTGTTGGGGGTTCTTCCGTTCCTGCGGTTCCTACGAGTCCTTCCGCAGTAGTTAAACAAGTTGGAACAGATACATGGAGTTATGTTACAAGAGGAACAAGTGCTGGACGGTTTTTTGGGATTAAAACAGATGGCAGTATGTGGGACGGGTCCGGGCAAGGGTCCGCTCCTTACCCGTCTCTCACTCCGGTTGGAGTAGGGTCAAGCTGGACAAGTGTACTAGTACAAGGCGAAGTAATTGTTGCAATTCGTTCTGATGGAGGACTTTTTACTTGGCATCCAAGTGCAAATAACTTTTACGGTCAATTTGGTCACAATACTCAAGGCTCATTAGTTACGACTCCAACGCAAGTGGGCACTTCTTCATGGGTTTTTGCAATGCCTAGTGGCTCTGGTAGAGCTGTCATGGCAGTAACTGTAGATGGAACTTTATGGTCATGGGGAGAAAATAATAATGGTCAACTTGGGAACAATTCAATCATAAATCGGTCAAGTCCTGTACAAATACCAGGTTCTTGGCTGGCCTCTCCTTATACTTTAGGAAGTATTGAAAGTAATAGAATGCTGGCAATTAAATCGGACCATACTTTATGGGTTTGGGGCTTGGCAGCTAGTTATATTCTTAGCCCTACTAGCTCGAGTCCCGTTCAAATTGGTACCTCTTCTTGGAGGCAAGTATATGGAGAAATAACTGATCCAGTCTATCATGCTATAGATATAGATTATAGACTTTATGGAGCAGGAAGAAATGATGGTGGGCAGCTTGGTATTAATACAGCTATTAGTGGAGGTCTTACTGAAGTTTATGGCGGAGGATCTTGGAGTCTTATATCCGCCGCCCGCCCCAGAACAGCAATTAAAACCGACGGAAGTTTGCATACTTGGGGGTTTGCTTATTCTTTTCCTATAAATGAGTCAAACGCATATGCAGGGGTTAATACAAATAAAAGTAGTCCTGTGCAAATTGGGTTTGGTACAGAATATTTAAAATCTCCAACTCAACTTGGGTCTTCGCAATGGAAAAAGATTTTTGCAGGACAAAATTATACTTTAGGAGTTCAATCAAATAATATGTTATACACCTGGGGGGCAAGCTATACTGGTTCAACAGGACTTCCACTTGTTAAAACTACTCCAACTCCTTTAGGGTATTATGCAATAAGCGCAGCAGCAGGAATAAGTCACGCAGCTGCATTAGTAACTGGTAACACAAATTAGGGTATTTTTATGCATGAAATTGATTTAATGTTGCAACTTCAGTTGCAGGGAAAACAAAAAGAAGCAAGAGCACTTTCGGATAAACTTGAAAATATTGGCCCAGAAAAAATCTTAGATCCTAACGGAAAAAATACAGAAGATATCTGGCTTCGTCATTGCTTCAATCGTGGTTGGTTTTTACTTCAAGATGGAAATTATCAAGCAGGATGCAAACTATTAGAGTCTGGAAGATTTTTAAATGTTTATGGTAGTTCTCCACTTAAAACGAATGCTCCAATCTACAACCCAGAAAAACATGAAATAAAAGGCAAATCAATCATCATTTCTCTAGAAGGAGGATATGGTGATGAAATTATTCATGCTCGATTTGCTACAAGTTATAAAAATCTTGGTGCGGCAAAAGTTTATATTGCTTGTGCGCCAGAACTTCTTTCTGTTCTTTCTCGTATAGAGGGAGTTGATAAAACAATACTACGAAGTGAAACAAATACAGTAGAACATGATTTTTGGGTTCCAGGATTTAGTTCAGGATGGGTTGCAGGGCATACATTTTCAAATTTTCCCGGCAAACCTTACATGAACCCATTGCCAGAGTCTGTAGAGATATGGAAAAATTTAATTTCTTCTGATAAAATCAAAGTTGGAATAAGATGGGCAGGCAACCCTAAATTTGAACATCAACAGTTTAGAAAATTTCCAGAAAATTTTATTACAAATTTAGCTCAGTATAAAGAGTTACAGCTTTATAGTTTACAAAGAGATCATAATTTAATACAACTTCCAGAAAATGTAGTAGATTTACAGCACTTTTTACTCAGCTGGGAAGATACAATGGCTGCAATAGCCAATTTGGATTTAGTAATTACTTCTTGCACTAGCATCGCGCATTTATCTGCTGCAATGGGAAAAGAAACTTGGGTTATTGTTCCTATACTTCCCTATCATACTTGGACAGCGGGATCTCCGGCAGGAAAAACGAGCCCTTACTATGAATGCGTTTCTCTTTATAGGCAGATTGAGCCAGGAAAGTGGAATTCAACTTTTCAATCTCTTTATTCTGATTTAGAACAAAAATTTAATCTAACTTCTTTAAATCTTCCAAATGAAGATAAAATACTTAAAAAATTAAATTTAGGCTGCGGAGCAAATAAAATAGATGGATTTGTAAACGTAGATAAGTCTTCTTTAGTAAATCCCGACGAAGTTGTAAATCTAAATGTATTTCCTTGGAAGTGGAAAAATAACGAATTTGGTCACATCGTAGCAAAAGATATTTTAGAGCATATTGACGGAAGTTTTACAGATATTGTAAAAGAAATGTATAGAATTAGCGATAATGGAGCTATTTGGGAAATACAATTTCCTCATTGGCGTTGCGATAATTCTTTGAATGACCCAGATCATAAAAGACTTATCACTTTAGGCATGTTTGAATTGTTCAATAAAAATAGTTTGATAGAAAGAATACGTCAAAAACAAAGTGATTCTTTATTGGCGTTTGAAGAAGATATTGATATACAAGTTTGCGATGTAATATTTGAATATACAGGAACTTTTTTAGAAAGAATTAAAAGTAAATCTATATCTGAGGAAGAATTGCAGTTCTCTCTTAATCATCTCAATAATGTTGCTCATTCTGTTAAAGTTCTTATTCAGGTGCATAAGCCCGGTAGAATTGATGCTAAAGAATTGCAACAAGCACTAACACAATGAAGTCTTTATTTTTAAGTTACGAATTAAATATAGCTCAAACATATATCATTCGATTGCAAAATAATGCTACTTCTATAAGATTAGCTGAAAGATGTGCAAACTCTTGCAAAAATATAAATCAATCCTATGAGTTTTGGGATGCGTATGATGGAACTGGGGATACTATTATCGTTCCTTCTCACCACAATGCAATAATGGATTTAATTAAAGTTACAGATCATTACTGCACTCGAGGAGAGGTGGCAACTGCACTATCACACATTTCTCTATGGGCACAGTGTGCTCGAATAGATAAACCAATTTTAGTGTTAGAGCACGATGCAATTATGGAAAAAGCTTATTCTTCTCATATAGTTTATAACTCAATAGGTTATCTAGGTGGATCTGAACAAAAGTTTAAAAATTGGCCTGTATATGCGACTCCTCCGCACGCTAGTGAAGGCCCAAACTATCATTTTATTTGTAGAGCGCATGCATATTCTATAGACCCCGCTGTGGCTAAAAATCTACTAGCTTATGTAATTAAATACGGTATTTCAGCTCCTTTGGATATTATGATGCGGGCAGATATATTTTCTTTTCATCAAATGGATTTGTATGCTTATGATGGTTCTGAAGATCATAATACAACTATACTCAATAGACCAGCGGGAGGAAGAACAACTAAACGAAATGACAAGCTAGAATGGTGACGCTTATTCCTAGGGTAATTCATGTGGCTTGGAAGTCTAAAAATTTATTTGATTTAGATTCAATATTTTTGGATAACTGTATTAACAATGTTCTAAACTTAGCTCAAGATTGGAGATGTGTTCTATATGACGACGTAGATATTGATAAATATCTGGCTGAAAATTTAGAGCACTCAGATTATAACTTATTAAAAAATTCACACATAATTGAAAAATGTGACGTATGGAGGTTACTAAAGCTGTACAATGAAGGTGGACTATATGTAGATATTGATAGACTTTGTAATACTTCATTAAATTCTATCATTGAACCTACTACTAAAGTGGTCTTACCAACGTGTAAAAATTTAGATTTTTCTCAAGATTTTATGCTGAGTGCAACAAAAAATCCGATATTTTTAAAGACGCTAGAGTTGAACTTAAAAAGAAGATTTGAAGGCTGTAAAAATTTATATTTTCTAGGTGCTCAAACTTATCTACACGGTATAATGCTTGCGTTACTTGGAGAGATTATTCCACAAACCGAAGAAAATATAATTGAAATAAGAAATATTATAAAAAATGTTGAGTTTATTCAAACTTATGTGGAAAATCCTCCTTATGACACAATTTTATTTAGGCAAGCAGCTAGACCTTTTGATCATGAGATGGAAAAAAGAAAATTTTATGCTAGTCAGAACGTAAGGCACTGGACAAATGAATGGTAAAATATTTGAAATTAATACTTATGAAAAACGTCTTTTTATTGTAGATAATTTTTATTCAAATCCTGATGAAGTTAGAAATTTTGCATTAAAACAAACTTTTAAAGCAGATTTACGCTGGTATAAAGGGCTTCGTACTTCAGAAGTTTTTCGCCCTCCAGAATTGAAAATAGCGTTTGAAAAAGTTTTAGGTCAACCAATACAAAATTGGGATTATTATGGCTCTAATGGGGTATTTCAAATTACTACTGCGGAAGACCCTCAAGTCTATCATTATGATACACAAAAGTGGGCTGCAATGATTTATTTAACCCCCAACGCTCCATTCGAAAGCGGTACACGATTACATAAGTCAACTCTAAATAATATTAGATCTTGTGAAGAACCTGTAGAATTAGTTAACCAAGCATTTTCTGGCGGATTTTATGATTCTACAAAATTTGATCTTGTAGATTCTGCTGGAAACGTGTATAATAGACTAGTTATAATGGATGCTCATTGCATACATTCTGCAGGTCCGTACTTTGGAACTTCTCCAGAGACGGGAAGACTAACTCATTTATTTTTCTTTGACTAATATGAATTACAAATTTAGTATAATTACTCCAGAACACGATGCAGAAAATATTAACTATCTTCTTGAGCTGTATGAATCAATATGTGCTCAAACTTATGAAAATTGGGAATGGGTTATTTATTTAAATAACGGAGCAGCAGTAAACTTTATTCCAGAAAAAATTCTCTCTAATCCTAAAGTTTCTGCACATATTCAATTTTATTATAATAAAAATATTGGATCAATTAAGCATTTTGCATTTAAAAAGGGAACAGGGGATATTTTAGTAGAGGTAGATCACGATGATTTAATTACTCCAAACTGTCTAGAAAAGCTTAATGAAGCGTTTCAAAATGAAGAGATTGGATTTGTCTATAGCGATTCAGCTATTTTGCATATGCAAAATAATTTTACTCCATATGATCCTAGATATGGCTGGACATATAGAATGTTTGACTGGAAAGGTCAATCTCTTTATGCAATGAATAGTTTTGAGCCTACTAGTCATGCTATGTCATACATATGGTATGCTCCTGATCATGTAAGAGCATGGCGTAAGTCAGTCTACGATGAAATTGGAGGGCACAATCGAGATTTAGAAGTATGTGACGACCATGAGCTTGTTATAAGAACATATTTAGCAAGTAAAATGAAGCGTATACCAGAACCACTCTATATTTATAGAGTTACTGGAAATAACACTTGGTTAAATCGCAATCAACTTATTCAAGATACTACAAAAGAACTGTTTAAAACTTATGCACGAAGTCTGGCAGAAAGAGATGCAGACTTAAAAGAATTACTTAAAGTTGATATTGGAGGCGGACTAAATCCTTACCCAGGATATTTTACAATCGATTTGAGAGAAAATTCCAACATAGTACATGATCTAAATGATGGAATTCCTTTACCAGACAATTCAGTAGGAGTATTAAATGCTAGTCATATACTTGAACATTTGCACGATAAAACAAAGATTATGTCAGAAATTCATCGAGTGCTTGCTCACGGAGGCTGGGCCTTTATAGAAATTCCCAGCACTGACGGTCGTGGAGCGTTTCAAGATCCTACTCATGTAAGTTATTGGAATGAGAATAGTTTTTTATACTACACTGATAAGTATTTAGCTGATTTTATTGATAATACCAGCATTAAATTTATGGAGTTTAGAAAAGAGACTTATTTTCCAAATGAGTGGATGAAAAATTTAAATGTGTGTGTAACTACTGCTTGGCTGGTGGCGGATAAAAGTGGTCCAAGATTGCCTCATACGCTTAATATTTAGTCTTCTATATAAAAAAGATGATCTCCTATTTGAGAGATAAAAAACTTTTTACGAAAAAACGAGTTTCTTTTCTTTTTAGTACTGTGAAAATAATAAGTATTAGGGGGTAAGTCTGTAAAAGTATAAGGGTAAACTTTGAGAGAGATACGAGCAAGTCGCACCGCCTCAATCCAGCTCAAATAATCGTCCGGATAATCAGACTTTCCATCACAATACCATGAAAATTGGCATCGGTTTAGTACTGGAGTTGACTGACGGTGCAGCCCTTGATATATAACTGAGCATACATCATTCGGGAATAGTTCGCTTTGTGTTCGATGAAGAACAACTTCAGCCACTGCAAGTTTACCTTGCAGTGGCTGGTTGCGAGCCTCCCAATATATTGCAAGAGCGAGACACGTTTCGGCAATCATTACTTAAAAATATCCTGCCAGTTTCCAGACGTACTTGCTCGTGCATATTCCGTCGAACGATTTTCAAAGAAATTTGTGTGCTCAACAGCATTGAGCATGTAATCCAGCCACGGAAGCGGATTACTTCGGCTATGAAATATCTTTTTCAGTCCAAGACCAAGTAATCTTCGATCCGCAATGTATCGAATATACTCTTTTACTTCATTCGCCGTCAGCTCGGGGACGGTGCAGCTCTCAAATACCGTTTCAATAAATGCATCTTCAAGCTCCACTACTCGTTCCGCGGCACAGTAGATTTCATACTTCAATTTATCGTTCCAAATCTCGGGATTTTCACGAACAAACTCTCGAAATAGCCGACTCATGCCTTCTACGTGCAAAGTTTCATCTCGAACAGACCATGTAATGATTTGTCCCATGCCTTTCATGAGATTATGACGAGGATAGTTCAACAAAATAGCAAAACTACTAAAAAGTTGAACACCTTCGGTAAATCCGCTGTAAACTGCAAGAGTTTTTGCAATATTCATGGGATCATTCATGTTAAAGTTCGTCAAATACTCATGCTTATCAGCCATTGCTTTGATTTTTGAGAACATCTGAAACTCTGTTTCATCAAATTCAAGTGTATCTACCAGCAATGCGTAAGCTTCTTGGTGTACTGCTTCCATTCCAGCAAAAGCTGCAAGCATCATGCGTACTTCTGGCTTCTTGAACGTAGGAAGATAGTGCTTTGCATACCCACAGCAGACATCTACGTCTGCTTGAGTAAAAAATCTAAAGATCTGAGACAAAAGCTTCTTATTATCTGCGTCAAGCTTTGTGCGAAAATCTTTTAGATCGTCTGCCAACGGCACTTCGTCTGGCAGCCAGTGCATATGCTGCTGAGTTTTGTAAAATTCAAAAGCCCAAGGATACTCAAATGGCTTGTAATAATTTCTTTCATTCAGTAGACTCATTTTTTTCTCCTTTACATGCTGGGCACAGCACAATTACTGACATGCCATTATCAAACTTTTGCAAAATCTTTCCAGTTCCGTTACAGCGCCAACATACATCACATTTTTGTCTATTTCGTATTTTTTGTATTCGATTCATGATTAGCCTTCACAAGCTAGGCAAGCATTTTCATCGTTAAAGTCGAAAATATACTCGCGTAGCTTCTCGTCTGAAACTACTTCAGCACGCTTAATTGCTTCGCTACGGCAGTAGTAAAGCGTTTTTACTCCGCGCTTCCACGCCATCATATGAATGTTGTGCAGTTCTTGCTTTGACACGTTTGCAGGAAAGAACAGATTTAACGACTGTGACTGACAGATGAACTGTTGACGATCCGCTGCCAACTCTACAATCCATCGCTGATCGATTTCTACTGCAGTTTTAAACACATCTTTTGTGTAATCGTCAAGAAAATCAAGATGCTGCACGCTTCCATTATTTGTTACAATCGATTTCCAGACTTCGTCTGTATTCATTCCGAGTTCTTCGAGAGCAAACTCGAGATATTCGTTTTTAAGTAACGAAGTGCCTGACTTAGTTTTTTGACTAAACGCATTAGCACGATAAGGCTCAATAGAGGGACTAGTATTGCCACAAATAATGCTACTGCTAGCATTAGGAGCAATAGCGAGAAGATGAGCATTACGAACTCCGGCAGCGTGTCCGTCGGGGCAAGGTCCTCTAACCACTGCAAGATTCCTAGACTCTTCAAGTGCTTTAGCTTTGATATGGCCGAACATACGGATGTTGATAGATTTTGCCATTGCGCTTTCAAGTGGTATATTATGTCTTTGTAAGTAAGCATGAAATCCCATTCCTCCAAGTCCGATGCTGCGCTCTCGCATTGCACTATATTTAGCTCGTGCAAGCTGAGGCGGGGCATGTTCAATAAAATAAGTCAATACATTGTCAAGCATACGAACTACATCAGCAATAAAATGCGGATGATCTTTCCATTCGTCAAACTCTTCCAAATTTACACTTGAAAGACAGCACACTGCGGTACGTTCTTCATTCGTAGGCAGTGTAATTTCAGAGCAAAGATTGGAATGATGCACGCGCAGCCCCAGTTTCTTTTGAAACTCGGGCAACGCTTCGTTTACCGTGTCTTCGAACATGATGTAAGGTTCACCAGTCTCGACACGATTTTGTATTAATTTTACCCAAAGTGCTTTTGCTGATACTATTTTTTTAGTCTGCTGACTATTTGGATCAATCAACGGCCAGCTATCATCAAATCCGGGAGTCAGCGTAGCATTTTGAATAATTTCCATAAAACTATTTGGAATTACTACAGCATGATGCAAATTTGTAGATTTGCGGTTAATATCTCCGCCTGTCGGTTTTCGCATATCCAAAAACTCTTCAATTTCTGGATGAGACATATGCAGATATGCAGCATAACTACCACGACGAGTTACTCCTTGAGAAAACGCTAGCATTTCTGCATCTACGACTTTGAGAAAAGGAATAACTCCAGTCGATTCACTGCCGTTTGACGTTTTTGAGCCAACACTTCGCACTCGCGACCAGCTTCCGCCAACCCCGCCGCCGACTGATGACAACCATGCATTTTCTGTATAATGTTCTGTAATTCCTTCTCGACTGTCAGGTACAAAGTTCAAAAAACAAGAAATTGGCAGTCCTCGTGCAGAACCGCCGTTTGACAGCACAGGAGTGCTGTACATGAACCAAAGACGAGACGCGTAGTCATACAATCTCTGTGCATGTTCATCATCATCTGCAAAAGCCATTGCAGCTCGTGCAAAAGCTTCTTGCGGTCCACTTTCTCCTGGCAGAAGATATCGATCTTCTAGCGTCTTTTTTCCGAACTCCGACAGCAGTCGGTCACGTCCTTGATTAATCGAAATCGGCATGTGCTAGATACTCCATAACCATGTGATTCATCGAATTCACATTTTCTGAGCCTATGGCTTCATCACAAAAAGTAAGAAGGTCCATAAGATTTAAATTAAGTAAAATTTTGTTTGCATTTTCATTTAAAGCCTGAATATGCTTATATTTGCTCGCAATAGGGCAAGCATCGTAGAGATCAAGTGCGGAGCCATACTCTGCAATGAGAGATGATGCTCGCTTTGGCCCAATACCAGGAATACCTGCAATATTGTCACCAGGATCGCCTACAAGTGCTTTCCATGATACATAGTTTTCTTGAGTCACATCGTAAGGCCAGCTTTCGACTGTAATTTCTTTACGAGTTACATATGAAAATCGAGATACTTTATCCGAAATTAGACAGTCCCAGTCTTTATCTGACGAAATCAACCAAATGTGATTTACGTTATAGTTTTTACTATTTTTTACGATATATGCTGCAATATCGTCAGCTTCTACACCTTTATAGCGAAGAACTGGATATTTGTTCATAAAGTTCAGAGTACGCTCATACTCTTCAAAAAATTTCTCAAATGCTTCCTTTTCTTCAGGTGTTTGTTGATCTGCTTTGTCTTTTCGATTTTGCTTATATTCTGGATAAATTGCTTTACGATAAGTACTGCTACCGTAGTCTGCCGCAATCAATACTTTTGAACAATCATATGACTTTGCTAAAGACTCTACTGTTCGCAGATACTCTTCTTTAAACTCTAGTCGTCCTTGGTGTTTCCATCGAAACGCAAGGTTCATAGAGTCTACAATCATTAGATTGTTACCAGTCGGTCCGCTCATCATAGACGAAAAATTAGTTGCCATTAATAAATACCGGTTTTTCCATAGTTAGCCATTCTTCACTGAGCATAGTATAGCAAAAAAGAGCGTTAATGTAAAGATAATTATTTACGTTAGTCGGTTTTTCCTGTGTTCCTACAAATATCTTGGACCTATTGTATTTAAAAAATAGTAAAGGCTTTTGATTTTGCCCTTGTGCTTGCTCTACAATTTTAGTCCACCATCGTATTAGATTATTACTTCTATTTGTTAGTAGTTTATCTGTAAGAGCTGATTCTTCATAAAATTTTACTTCTATGCAGTATCTGTTATTTTGATTTGGCACGTACAGATCTCCTTTCAAATAAGAAAGAGCACCAGAAGCTGGTACTCTTTCAAAAGGAAGTTTAGTATGTTCTCTTAATAAATCTCTTACTAAATACTCTCCTCGATTGCCCTTGTCTTTTGAATCTACCATATTATTAGTATTCTAAGAACGATACATTGTTCTTCTTGATCACATCAATCTTATTTAGTAACGGGTGCGTCCAGCCGTGAGAAACTAAATAAGTATTAAGATCTTCTTCTTTTATCAGTACTTCTACAAGTTTTTCTCTACCTTGCTCATCAAGAACATTTATTACTTCGTCAAGAAACAAAATATTTATTTTAGTCTTGGAAATACTACTCATAAGTTTACGAATCGCTAACAGCGTTGCAGTATTTACTCTTGCAAGCTCTCCACTGGAAAGAGCTAAAATATCTACTACGTTTCCATTATCTGTAATTTCTACATTTAACTTATCGCTATTAATTACAAACTGAATTGTAAATCGTCCATCAGAAAGCTCTGCCAAATAGTTATTCGTAAGTTCTTCGAGTTCTTTTACAAGATTTTCAATTTTGTAAGCCAACAATCCATTTGTCGAAAAAGCTTTTTTCAATACTTCTAAACTACTAAGCTTTTCTTGAATTGTTCCTAATTTATTCGTAATTTTTTCTAAATCGTTTTTAAACTTGTCTGTCTGCTCTAGTATAATTTGAATTCGAGTATTATGTTTTTCTGCCTTTTGATTTTCTGCCGCAATTATTTTTATACTTTTTGAAATACTTTCAATTTTAGCCGAAACTATCGACAGTTGTTTTTGCAACTCGTTTTCATCAAGATACTCTGAAGGCATGCTTCGATCTATCGATCTTAGCAAATCCTCAAACTCTTTTTGTTTTTGTACTTTATGAGTATACAGTTTATTATTTTTCTCGATATTTGCGATTTCTTCTTTAAGTACTGCAACTTTTAGTTTATTTTCAACTACTATATTTCGATTGACTTCAATAAGCTCAGCATTTTTTTCTTTATCAATCGTCTGAGTGCAGGTTGGACAGACCCCGCTCAGGCTTTCCATTTTTGTAATTACTTTTTGAGCCGCATTTAAAGCCGCAGTTGCTTGCCCTAGTTCATTTTGTTCATTTTCTGATTTAAGTAGTTCAGTTGCTTCTAAACTATTCACCGCATTAATATCTATCTGTGAAAGTAACTTCTTGAACTCGTTATTTTGTCTTATTTTTTTATTTGTATTTGTAATGTTTGCCAGCTTACTTCTTAACTCATTTGCTTCATTTTCGTACTCTACTGGCACCTCTGGCAGTTCTTGAGTAGGAAGTATCTGTATTCCATCATCGAGCTTATTATCTTTTAGCCAAGAAGTAATCGTATCTAAGCTTCCATTTAACTGTGTAGATTCTGATGAAAGTTCTTTTACAGCATCTTTAAATACATCAAAGAGTCCAACGTAATCTTCCAGTCCGAGCAAATCAATTAAAAACTTTTTTCTAACTGTATCAGTGGCAGTTAAAAACTGCAAACTACTGTTTGTATTTTGATAGACTAATTGAGAAAAAGTTTTAAAATCAATTCCTAGTATATCTTCCTGTATAGTTTTAAAAGTATTTGTAGCTGTATGACTTGAAATATCTTCTTCATTTTTTAGAAGACGAACTTTAACGGTAGCTCCTTTTCTAGTTACCTCTATAATATAAATATCTTCGTCTTTAACTAATTCTAGATATATTTTATAAGAGTCGCCCCCATATCTATTGGCTAGATCTGCTTTCTTTACGCCTTTAGAATTTTTATTATAAAGAGCTTCTTCTATAATGAGTGGAATAGAAGATTTCCCTACTCCATTTGTACCAACAATTTGAGTCAAAGTATGCTGATCTAGCTCTAGTATGTTGCTTTCTCCATAGGAGAAGCAATTATCCCATATTAGTTTTTTTAATATAATCATTAAAAGTGCTCACAATTTTTGAAATCTTTTCATTTGGAATCTCTAGAATATAGGTTAGATATTCCACTAGTTCTTCCTCTACGGTCATATTTTTATTTAAATAAAGAGCTGTTTCTGTCTGACGTTTTACAACTTTTTTATCAAGTAACTCTACATTTTTCACCGAGGATAGTTCAGATAAATCACCTTCTAGTTCATATATTGTATGATCATACTCAGTAGCAATCATTTGTTTTGGATTTGTTACTGTCACTCTCAATAGTTGGGGTAGTTTAAATCTAACCCAAGACCAATCAAAATCATCCTCTATTATTAAAGCACCCGTCTCAACTTTAGACCTATGAAATGAAGTCGTCATAGGAGATCCTGGATATACTATATTTCTTTGAGAGTTTGAGTGTGAGTGTAAGTCCCCTGCAAACACTATAGGAAATTCTGCTAATTTTTCTAGATCAATTTCTGGTCTAACATGAGGAGGAATTTCTCCTCGTACATGAGTAAACAAAGGAAGATTTTTATCTATTTTTGACTCCCAGTCTTTACTGTGCAACTCACAGTAAGGTAAAATGCTAAATCTATCACTTTTATATATTTTATCTATAATTTTTACATTTGTATTTATTGAGGCAGTTACATTCTTCAAAGAACTAAAAAATGTTTTTCCTTTTTTTGTTGCTTCGTGATTTCCATCGTAAATATAAGTAGGAATTGATATTCCTTTAATAAACTCAAAGTAAAGATTCAACTCATCTAGTGTAGGTAGCCGATCAAAAATATCTCCCCCAATAATGTGCAAATCTACTTCTTTTTCTAGTTCTGCAATTTGTCCAAAAAATTCTAAATATCTCTTAATAGCCCATAAAGTAGGAACATTTTTCTGCCCTAACTTTATGTGCCAGTCTGCTGTAAATAATATTTTCATTATATTAGTATTTTAACTTACTCAAGATTAAGAATTCCTGGATTCATATGTAAAAATTTATGCCTATAATAATTCCATATAGCGTACAATTCTTTGCTTTGATATTTATTTATTAGTACTTTTAATTCGCTTAAAGTTTGTATATCTTCATAATACGGTAAATATTTTGGCGACACTATGTCTTTAGAATATTGAAAACTTTTACATTTAATATTTTCTAAATAAATAAATGTAGGCAATAGACGTTCAATTAAAAAAGTAAAATTAGGTAAACTTTTATCATAAGAATAGTTACTTAATCCTTTACCAAACACATTAACTTTAAAAATTTCATCTTTTTCTGCTTCTATAAATAATTTTTGAGAAAAAGGCATAAATTTATTCCAAAAAGTTTTACTTCCTACTATATAAGTCGCAAAAATACAAGTATTTTTATCAATATTTAAGCTTTTTACATCAATATTTTTATAGCCTATTTTTTTCAAAAAAGTATTTGCTATATTAGATATACTAGGATGATATAAATCTCCCTGTTCCCAGGGATTTATAAAACAAGCTTCATTTAAGATGCAAGGATTAAAAAGATATGCGTCATAGCCTGGGTTATCAGTAATAAATTTAAAAACTTGACTACTACTCAAATTTGTTTTTTGTTTAAACTTCCAACTAAAAAATCCCCAGTGCGTTAAATTATTTTCTATTGGGTTGTTATATATTTCATTCCAAATATACCATTCTCGTAAATCTGGTCTTTTATTTTTTGTATTGTCTAATGGAATAAAACCTTCATCTAAGAAAGATTTTAGTTCTTCTTTAAAATATATTTGATAAATATTTATGTGCTGCAACATATTGTTCTATATCTTGTTGTATATTTCTACTTTTTGGTATAAAATAAGACTCTAGTTTATTTATTAGTTGTTCTCTATTCACAATATGCTGAAATCCCCAGCCTTTATCTTTATCACTTTGTGGTATTTGAGTCTGAATTTGTAATTTTCTAGCTATTTGACCTTCATCAAAAGGGCACCATCCATAATAAAATATTGCTAACTTATCCGTATTATAAAGGGTATAGTGTCTGCCAGGGCCAGTACAATTATTGGTATTTCTAATAGGGTACTGTACAGAAATATTATGAAGACTTCTTGCTTTACGCTCATGAAAATTGTCATGAAAAGTAAATCCATATGTTTTTTGTTCATAAATAGGTATATTTTTATTTATTAATCTATCCCTATCACAGTCAACAAAAAATATTGTAGGAACTAATAGTTGTTGGGGATTTTCATTTAAAACAGAGTAGTCCCCAATAAGATGTTCTGTTGTATTTAAACAAATTTTCCAACCATCAATTTGTTGTTCTATATCATTTAATTCAAGATCTACATTATCCGCTTGAAAATTTATATTTCTACTCGTAATTATATCCCAGTTAGGACAAATTTCTTTAATTATATTTACACTATTATCTGTACTATGATAGTCTATCATAACACCATGATCAAATATTTTTTTGTGATGATGTAAAAACCAAGGCAATAAGTATTCTTCATTATAGAAGTGAGAAATAATAGTTTTTTTCATTTTAAGTTTCTATTGAGATTTCTGGAAAATACTTGATAAATAAATCATTATTTTTTTCATTACGTTTAGCTTTAATTCTATTTTTTATTTCTTTAAAAAAATTCCACGCTAAAGGAATAAAGATAATATTACTAGTGTCAATGGAACTTAGATAATCTATAGGTACTATTGGAATATTTCTACCTGGAGTAAATAATCCTTGTTTTAAAGGATTATCATCAATAATAAAGTCTAGATTTAGTTTTGCAAAATTAATTAGTGTCATTCCTTTTGCCGCAGCACCGTAGCCACATACTGTATAATTTTTAGCTTGGTAGTTTTGAATAAGTTTTTTTAAATCATTTACTGTTTTATAACACTTTTCTGCATATTTAACATATGTATTATAGTCTTGTAGTCCAAAATCTTTTTCACTATTAAGCACTTTATTTAAATTGCCTATTGTATCTTTTAACTTAAACACGAATACATAACTAGTACCGTGAATATCTGTTTTTATTACATCAGTTAGGTATAAACCCGCTCGCTTAGCCAAAGTATTCATACTATTAGTATTAAAAAAACTTAAATGTTCATGGTAGATAGTATCAAACTCATTATTTTTTATCATTTCAGATTGACTTGTCTGAATAAATAAAACAGTATTATCTTTCATAATTGCTTTGCATTGTTGTAAAAATTTTAATGGATATTTTATATGAGCAAAAACATTTTGTGCATTAATAATATCTAAATTTTTACTTTTATAATACTCTATGTATTTTTCAGTAAAATAATCACATACTACTTCGTGATTACTACTACTAATAGAATGCAAATTTTTAGCAGGATCTATACCGTATGTTGTCAATCCCAAGGATTTCCAACTGTCTAGTTGAGTTCCATCATTACATGCTATATCTAAAACGGTATTGGGAGCCTTTTTAAAAAAAGTTAAAGAGTATTTAGCAAACCAGTCAAAATATTCTTTTAATGTTTTAGTAGTCCCGCTTACATATAAATAATTTTTAAATAATAAATCTGGATTAACTGCATGACTTAATTGTAGGTGACTACAATCTTTACAAAAATTTAATTTTAAAGGAAAAACTAATTCTTCTCCTTCCGTAGATTTTCTAAAACTATTAGCTAACGGCTGCTCATTAAGATCTAGAATTAATTTTAAACTTGAACCATTACAACATAAACAGTTTGTAAGTTCACTAACATTTTGCATAAAATAATCTCTACACGTAAATTATATACTTATCTCTAGATTGAGGAATACTTTTTTTATAGTTATTTAATAAACTACTAAGTATCGTATCTGGAGTTTCATTAAACGCAAACTTGTATGTTTTTTGAAAAAGAGAGGTGTCTAAAGTAAAATTATATGGTACTCCAGTATTTCCTTGATCCATAATATTTACATTTAATTTATTACTAATAATGGTTGAAATTTCTTCCACTGTAGTATTAAAACTTGATAAATTATATATACCAGATATAGGAGTTTTTATACAAGAATCAATTGCTTTACACAAATCTTCAATCCCTAGTATCGCTCTATTAATATGCTTATTCATCACTATTAGATTTTTTCCGGTAAAAATATTGTGTACCATACTATTCATCATAACATCAATACGTAATTGCGGGGACCAACCATTAACAGTGCCAAAGCGTAGTCCAATAACTTTTTTACCTTTTTGAATCTCTAATAGAGCGTGTTGATCTATAACATATTTTGTTATGTCATAGTTATTGAGCGGGATAAAATTTACTTCTTGTTCTGAATAAAGCTTACAATTATTGTTATTACCATAAACGCTAGCAGAACTTGCATATATAACTACTTGATCTTCTACTTTAGATAGTAAATCAATAAAATTTGTAACATTATTTTTCCAAGGACTTTGTATCGAACCCTCACAACTTTTTACACTAGAGTGTCCTGCTAATAATACAATTACGTCAAACTCTTTTAAATTATTTTTACTATATAGAGAATAGTCTATCTTATCGGTATTTGCGGGTATATTAAACC